TCGCACCTGCCGGTCATGACTATCTGGGACATCGGCGTCGGCGACTCCACGGCCATCTGGTTCGTGCGTCAGGTCGGCACCGAATACCACGTCATCGACTACTACGAGAACAGCGGCGAAGGTTTGCGGCATTACATGAAGGTGCTCAAGGACAAGGGTTACACCTATTCCGAGCACTGGGGGCCGCACGACATCGAAAACCGCGAGTTCGGTAGCGATGCCAAGAGCCGCAAGGACATCGCCAAAGAGGGCTACGAGATCGACGGCGCGCGGTACTCGATCAAGTTCCAGGTCGTGCCAAAAACCGGCGTGGACACTGGCATCGAGGCGACTCGGGAAATTCTGCCGCGCTGCGCGTTCGACGAAGAGAAATGCGAAGAAGGCATCGCCCACCTTGAGAGCTATCGCAAGGAATGGGATGACAAGCGCGGCTGCTGGAAAGACAAGCCGCTGCACGACAAGGCATCCCACGGCGCTGACAGCTTCCGCTACTTCTCTGTAGCCATGACCAAGCGCAAGCCTGCTCCAACCCAAACCCAAGACCTGAGAATCTAATCATGAGTTCAAGCGACGATCCGAGCATCCAGCTCCCGGCGGTAGACCGCATGCGCGAGTATTGGGCCATTGTCGATCCGCTGATGGGCGGGACTCAGGCCATGCGGGCGGCTGGCAAGGCCTTGCTGCCTCAGTACCCAGCCGAAAAGGATGACACCTACAAAGAGCGCCTGGCCCTGTCCACGCTGCTCCCGGCCTACGCTGAGACGGTGGCCAGCAGCACTTCCCGCGTATTCGCTGAGCCTCTTCAGTTGGGCGAGGACGTGCCTGAGCCGATCAAGCTGCTTTCCGCCGACATCGACCTTGGCGGCAATGACCTCAATTCGTGGTCGGTCGAGTGGTTCCGCGAGGCGCTGGCGAAAGGCCTGTGCCATGCACTGATCGAGCACCAGCCGACCCGCGACAAGGACGGCAACAAGCTGTACAAGACCGTCGCCGAGGAACAAGCGGCGGGGGTTCGCCCTTACGCCGTCATCATCAAGCCGGGCCAGGTGCTCGGCTGGCGCTTCGACGGCGGCAAGCTGATGCAGGTTCGCTACACGGAGTCGGTCGAGGTCGCAGACGGTGACTTCGGCGTCAAGTGCGTGGAGCAAGTCCGCGTGCTGGAGCCAGGCAGCTGGCGCACCTACCGCAAGGCCGAGAAGGGCGGCGCCTGGGAGCAGCATGATCAGGGCCTGACCAGCCTCAACTACATTCCATGGGTGACGTTCTACACGGGCCGCACCGGTCCGATGACGGCCAAGCCGCCACTACTCGAACTGGCTCACCTGAACGTCAAGCACTGGCAGTCACAGAGCGACCAGGACAACTTGCTGCACGTTGCCCGCGTCCCTCTGCTGTTCGTGTTCACCGACAACGATGAATTCCAGCTGACTATCAGTTCGGCCAGCGCGACCCGCATGCCGAAGGACGGCAACGCCAAGTACGTCGAGCACACCGGGGCGGCAATCACCGCCGGGCGCGACTCGCTGAACGATCTGGTCGACGATATGCGCATGGCCGGGGCCAAGCTGCTCCAGAAGGACAAGCAGGCCGTTAAGACCGCGGCACAGGCCAACGAGGAAGCGGCGCAGGAATTGTCCCCGCTGGCTCGCCTGGCTGGTCAGTTCGCTGACTGCATCGCGCAGTTGCTCCAGATCCTGGCCGACTACGGCAGCCTGAAAGAAGGTGGCCACGTCGAAATGCGCGGCAATTTTGACTCGGATTTTGCACCTGAAATTTCCGTTCCTAATCTGATCAGCATGGCCAACTCCGGCAAGCTCAGCGACCAATCGCTCTACTCCGAAATGCAGCGCCGGGGCGTCATCAGTGACGAACTGGACTGGGAGGAAGAGAAGGCGCGCATCGATGAGCAGGGGCCGGCACTAGGGAAGCTCTGAAATGCCAACGGTCAACGAGCAGTTGCAATCAGCATCGATCGGCCACGCTGTTGACCTGCAGCACCTCAGCAATGCCGAGGTACGAAAGATCATCAAGCTGCTGAACAGCGTGGACGCAGAGCTCCGCGTGAAGCTGGTAGAGGCGATTGATCGGCTTGGGCCTGACTCGTACACGGCGCGACGACTAAATACCGTCCTGGCGTCCGTGTATGAGCTGAACAAGTCGATCTATGCCTCGATTGGCGAGGTCATGGCTGAGTCGGTCGTCGACATCGGCCAGTACGAGGTCGAGTATCAGGGCGCGCTGTTCACGCGGGTTATTCCCGGCCAGGTGCTGGTCGAGGTCCAGCTCAACACGGTCAACCTGACGCAGGTGCGAGAAATCGCGCTCAGCCGGCCATTCCAAGGGCGTCTGCTCAAGGAATGGATGGACGACCTTGAGGCGAGCCGGGCCGCGAAGATCCGCGACGGCATCCGCATCGGCATGACCGAAGGCCAAACCACTGACCAGATCGTTCGTCGAATCATGGGCACCAGGGCTGAGGGATACGCTGACGGTCTGATTGAGCGCAGTCGCCGCGACGTCGATTCAGTGGTGCGCACAGCGATCAGTCACACCGCGCAGGGCGCCCGCGAGGCCTACTACCAGCAAAACGACGACCTTGTCGACGAGGTTCGCTGGCTCAGCACCCTCGATAACAAGACATCCGCCCCATGTCGGCTGCGTGACCGTCTCGTCTACACCAACGACAGCAGGCATTTGCCAGTCGGTCACAAAGTCCCCTGGCTGAGCGGGCCGGGCAAGCTGCATTGGTGCTGCCGGTCGACCTCGATGCCGATCATCAAGAGTTACGAGTCGCTGAGGCTGTCCAAAGGCCTGCCAGAAGGCACGCGGGCGAGCATGGATGGTCAGGTGCCGCAGTCCACGAATTACGGCGACTGGATCAAGTCGCAGAGCGCAGCAAGACAGGATCAGGTGTTAGGCCCGGCACGCGGCAAGCTGCTGCGCGATGGTGGTCTCGACCTGGATCAGTTCTACAACGACAAGGGCAAGCTGCTCACCCTTGACCAGTTGCGCGAACAGGACGCCGCGGCATTCGCCCGAGCCGGCCTGTAACCACATACCAAATCAATCAGCCCTGGCACACGCCGGGGTTTTTTATTGCCTGTCTGTTCGGATGAGCGGGGCGCACTGGGCCGGATGGCCTGCTAGGAGAAACAATGAAGCTCAAAATCGTTGAAGTGGATGGCAAGCAATACGCGGAAGTCCTGGATGGGAAGCCCGTATTTACCGGTGACGACGGAAAAGACATCGCTTTCGATGCCGTAGGCACCCGCGACACCATCACCCGGCTGAACGCTGAAGCTAAGTCGCACCGCACCCGTGCCGAGACTGCTGAGGGCCTGGTAAAGGCTTTCGAAGGTATCGACGACCCGGCTGCAGCCCGCAAGGCGCTGGAAACCATCGCCAATCTCGATGCTAAAAAACTGGTGGATGCCGGTGAGATCGAGCGCGTGAAGTCCGAAATCAGCAAGGGCTATCAGGCTCAGCTGGACGAAGCCAACGGCAAGTCGCAGACCCTGGAGCAGCAGCTGTATGCCGAAAAGATCGGCGGCAGTTTCTCCCGCTCCAAGTACATCGCCGACAAGCTGGCTGTGCCGGTAGACATGGTTCAGGCCACTTTCGGTCAGAACCTGAAGGTCGAGGACGGCAAGGTCGTCGCTTATGACGCCCAGGGCCAGAAGATTTTCAGCCGATCCCGCCCCGGCGAACTGGCCGACTTCGACGAAGCCATTGAGACGCTTGTTTCGCAGTACCCGCACCGCGACCACATCCTGAAGAGTTCCGATGCCAATGGCGGCGGCGCTCCGAACGGTGGTGGCGGCAATTCCGGCGCTAAGGGCAACTTTGGCGGCAGCAAACAAGATCGCGTAGCGGCCATCAAGGCCAAGACCGCAAATATTTAAGGAGTCACCATGTCCCTGTCGAACATGAAGGTATTCAACGAGTACCTGAAGAGCATCACCATCGAAACTCTGGCGCAGGACGTTGAGAAGTTCAACGCCGCCTCTGCCGGCTCCATCCGCCTGACCACTCAAGGCATCGACGGCGACTTCCTGCAAGAGTCGTTCTGGGCTGGCCTGCACAGCGCCCAGCGTCGTGTTGACCGCTATGCCGCCAACGGCGCGCAGGCTGCAACCCCGCTGACCCAGAAGCAGTACGACTCGGTGAAGATCGCCGGCGGCTTCGGCCCGATCCTGTGGGAGCCTTCGCAGCTGTCGTGGGTTCAGAAGAACCCGGAAGAAGCGCTGGAAGTGATCAGCCGCAACCTGTCCGAAGCCATCATGTCGGACCAGCTGAACACCGCCATCGCCGCCCTGGTCGCTGCCATTGGCAACCAGCCGGCTGCCACCAACGACGTGTCGGCCACTCTCGGCGTGGACTACGTCGCCATCAACAACGCTCACGCGCTGTTCGGTGACGCCTCTCAGCGCCTGATTGCCCAGGTCATGACCGGCGCCATGTACCACAAGCTGATCGGCAAGAACCTGGTCAACGCCGAGAAGCTGTTCACCTTCAGCGGTGTGCAGGTGGTCGACATCCTGGGCAAGGCCGTGATCATCACCGACGCTGCCGCCCTGTACGAGGCCGGCACCCCGAACAAGCAGAAGGTGCTGAGCCTTGCCGACGGCGCTGCGATGGTCATGGATGGTTCCGACCTGATCACCAACATCCAGACCTCCAACGGCAAGGAGCGCATCGAGACCACCATGCAGGCCGACTACACCTTCGGCATGGGTCTCAAGGGCTACACCTGGGACACCGCCAACGGCGGCAAGTCGCCAACCAGCGCCGAGCTGGCCACCGGTACCAACTGGGATCTGGTTGCGAACAGCATCAAGGCCTCGGCCGGCGTTATCACCATCGGTGACGCTACCAAGTAATCGAGACGGCGGCCTTCGGGTCGCCTGATCCACCTGTCAGGAGTCCGCCATGAGCGAAAAAGTTGTTTACGAGAAGCACCCAGTGACCGCTGAGCGCAAAGCCGAGCTGCGCCAGAAGGGCTACAAGATCATCGACGCCAAGTTCGCGCCGGATGACTACAAGCATCCCGAGCCGATCAAGGCATCGAAGTCCGGCGGTGCAAGCCAGAAGGCCGAACAGGAATAACCCATGACCGACTTCATCACTGTTGCAGACGTTGACGCATTGCTGGGGTCGGGCTGGGCGGGTGCCGGTGATCCGGTTATGCCTGTGATGCAGGCCAACGCCTGGCTGACCAGCAAGATTAAGCGTCCTGTCCCCGCCGAAGTGCCGGCCGAGATCAAGCAGGCCGGCGCCCAAGTTGCAAAAATCGCCTCGACGGGCTCCCTGTACAAGGCCACCGACCGCGAGACGGTCAGTGAGACGGTATCGGCCACCTCTGGCACGTCTGTCAGCGAAACCTACGTCCAGGGCTCTGTCGCGCTGTCCTCTGGGGAGAACTTCGCCCTGGCGCTGATCTATCCCTGGACCACCGGCACAAATTCCATCCCGATGGTGAGGGGCTGAGCATGGGCCTACAGGACAAGCTCCAGGCCAAACTGGCCAAGGCCTTCGACGGGAAGCTGGCCGATGCCGTGTCGGCTTTCACCGGGTCCTATCAAGGCCCCGGCGTGTGGGACCCGGTCGAGGAAACGACAACGGCCGTCACTGTGACCTACACCGGGCGCGGCGTGCTGGCCGAGTACGAAACCAAGCGCATCGACAATATCAACATCCTGTCGGGTGACCTGAAGCTGATCGCGCTGACCAATGAGGTCACCGACCGGCCGGCCGAGGGTCACACGATCACAGCGCCTGACCTGGCTGACCGGACCAAGAATGTCAGTTACGTGGTCAAGGGCGTTCAGGTTGATCCGGCGTCAGCTACCTACCAGATACAACTGAGGGCTCCGTAAATGAACGCCAAGGCCGGATGGAGTCACAGCTTGCGCGACTTTGCCGACCAGATCGACGAGGACGTGACTCAGCATGTCCAGACCATTGCCTTGGCGATGCTTAGCGAGGTCATTCAGCGGTCGCCGGTCGGTAACCCGGATTTGTGGAAGGCCAACACCGAGCTTCGGGCGCAGAACACGGCTCTGGCCGATGCCTACGACGCCAACGTCGACGCCCGCAACGCGGCCAGCACCGGCAAGAAGAAGTTCAAGAAGCTGACCCAGCGTGAGCGGAAAGAGAACTTCTTTGTAGATGCCAAGGCGGTAGGACAGGGCTATGTAGGTGGTCGCTTCCGCGGCAGCCACACGGTATCCATCGGCGCGCCCGACTTCACCGTGACGGAAAACATCGATCCATCAGGCAATGAAACCCTGTCCAGGGGCTCAATGCTGATCAAGGCATCAGGAAACTACCCGGTGATCTACATCCAGACCAACTTGCCGTATGCGGAAATGCTCGAGCTCGGGCATTCGACCCAGGCCCCGGGCGGCGTCTATGACCTGGCCTGGATCGGCGTATCAGAGGCCTACCGATGACCTATGACGACATTGGCAAACTGATCAAGGCGCGCATGGTCGCCTTTGCCGGACTTCCGCAGTCGAGCATCGACTACCCGAACACCCCGACATTCACGCCGCCGGCTGCCGGCCTCTGGTGCCGCCTGAACATCCAGCACGCAACAGCCTTCATGGCTGGCATGGCTGACAAGCCGTACACCCGCAAGCCTGGTCAGATCAGCATCCAATGCTTCGCCAGGCTCAGCACAGGCATCAATGCGATCAACGCCCTGTCGGATCAGCTCGAAGCGCACTTTGCCTACTGGCAATCGGGCGACCTCGAATGCCTGGAGGCGAGCCAGATCCCGGCTGGCGAGTTCGAGGGCTTCTATCAGGTCAACGTGAATATCCGCTTCCGCGCCGGCTGATCCAGCGCAACGCATTAACTACAGCCCGCCATGCGCGGGCTTTTTCATGTCCGCAATCTGGAGACTCACTATGTCGAGCGGCGCCAAAGTCACAAGTTACATCATCCCCGAGGTGACGCCCGGCGTTACTCCCGGCTCCGGCACCTGGGACACGCTACGGCTGACCGGCAATGCCATGACCCC